GCCCCTCACCTTTTTTATGGGCGTAAAGCCGTCAATGTAGGATGCAGTAATTGGGTAATTTTGCGGCTTTCTGACCCATTGTTAGCAACTGCCAAATACAGCCCTGTTGTATTTACGCAAACTAAGGGTAAACACCTATGTTTAACCCTTGCAAACAATAATAAATTACTTTCATAGCAGGTCTTGACACTATTCAGCTCTATGGCTCGATGAGATTTCAGACTAAAAAGACCTGACCTGCTACTTTCTTAAAGGGGAATATGGAAGATTACATTCGCAGAGTATTTGAAGGTGAAGCGCCATGCGATAAATGCAAGCAGGCGTATAAATGTCAGGTTGATGAATTAGCTTGTAGGTCATTTTCTTTTTATGTACGCACAGGCACTTTTTCACCAGACACACCAAGAAACCCAACCAATCACTTATTTAACCTTATTTTTAAGGATGATGACTACGCCCTTAAAAATTACTTAAAAAATTTAAAAGGAGAACAAGGTGATTTGCTCTGACAGTTTTAAGTTGCGTAACAACATTGACTTTGAAATTAAGAATTTGTCCATAGATTTAAAACGCAAAGAAATTAAACAATACAATCCTTTGTTTTATATATTTGGTTACAAATTAAAGTCTAAGCCTTGGCAATCTTTAGAAGAACGCTATGGACTTATTTAAAGGCGTTATTGCAATGATGTGGACAGTTGCCATCATATTTTTAATGTGGTCGTATAACGAGCCAATTAGCCATGTTTACGCCTGTAATGATTTACCAACCGATGTACCAGCCGATGTGAGGAAATTATGCAAATTCAAGTCGAGATAGTAAAAGAAAACCAAGATGGGTCAGCCGATGCAATGGTGCATTTTGACGCTGAAGGCCTTGGAATATTGGTAGAAGCTGGAATTATTAGCGTATTGCGCCAATACATAGACCAAGAAAAAAGAGCAAAACAATTACAAATTGATTTGGCAGAAATGGAAGGCAGAAATTGAACAATGAACCAGTAGCGTGGGCTATTAAATCAGATGGTGATTTTACAGAGATTGGCTGGAGTGATGAAGTATTGCATGAGGTTGAGGAATGGTACACAGCACAAGGATGGCAATATGAGTATATTCCACTCTACACCCATCCAGCAAAAGAACATGACTTAGGAATTTCACACGCTATTGGATTTGATGACGGCTTTAAAGCTGGTATGCAAAGGGCGGTAGAAATGAATGTAGTAAAGACACTAACAGATGAAGAAATAGCAAAATTAGCTGACGATATTCTTGGCTATCAGATTTACGGCTACAAAGAAAGCGGAGTTTATGAATTTTCTAGAGCAATACTAAGAAAGGCACAAGAATGAATAAAGCGCAAATTCTTGCAATTTATGATTCTATTATTAAAAGACCGCCACATATTGTTGCTTTTGGCGGTGGCGTAGATAGTACGGCAATGATTCTTGGTTTGCATGAAAAAGGATTGCCAATAGATTTAATTTTGTTTGCCGATACTGGTGGTGAAAGACCAGAAACTTATGCACATATTGAAAATTTTAGTAAATGGCTTGTGGATAATGGGTTGCCTAGCATTACCATAGTAAAACGAACACGCAAAGATGGTAGCTTAGAAACTTTAGAACAAGAATGTCATAGAAGAAATAATTTACCTTCCATTGCCTATGGCTTTAAATCTTGCTCACAGAAGCACAAAATAGCTCCTCAAGACAAGTTTTTGAATTCTTGGCAACGAGCTATTGATTGGTGGAAAACAGGCTCAAAATGCGTTAAATACATTGGTTATGACGCTGGCGAGTCACATAGGGCTGATAATGCCGCAAAGCGTGATGACCCAAAATACACATACAAATACCCATTAATTGAATGGCAATGGGAAAGAGAAGATTGTCTTAAAATTGTTGCAAAGTATGGGTTTAAGGTAGGTAAATCCGCTTGCTTTTTTTGCCCATCTTCACGCCCAAAAGAAATCATTGATTTGCATGAAAAACACCCTGATTTGGCACAAAGGGCTTTAGACATAGAAAAACAAGCAAACCTTACAACAATTAAAGGATTAGGTAGAAATTATGCTTGGTCAGATGTAATTCGTATGCACAAAGCACAAATTGAATTGCCGTTTGTTGGCTTTGATTTGCCATGCGATTGTACAGAATAATTACTAAGAAAGGCACAAGAGAAATGAGTACACGCAGCTTTGGAATGGTAGGCAAAACCTATAAAACCGCTTCAGAAGCGTTTAAAGACGCTGAATATGCTTGTGCTATAACTAGACCTGCAAAAGGCTTTTGGGCGTGGTTTAACCGTTTTTAGCCATTTCAAGGGCTTGCGCTTCTTCATGGTCTACACGATTAAGCCAGCCCTTACCAAATATAGGAAATGTCTTTAATGCTCTGTAATATTCCCTGCGTGATTCTGAGAATTTATTGATAAGAGTTGCAGAATTACTGGCGGAAATAAGCTCTCTTGTTCTTGGGCCAATAACTCCGTCAGGTACGCATCCAATAGCTGACTGAAGCAATTTAACGCTTCTGCCTGGCCCTGCATTAACTCCCATTGAAAAGACAACAAAGTCGAGTCCCCTAGGTAATACTTCTCCATAGCACGGCCTCCAATATTTCTGTTCGTATAAAGGTGCTACTTTTTCAGGCGTAAGACTACGCATTTCTTTTTCGTCAGCTTCATGTCCAGTATATTCTTCCCAAACACGCTTTGTAACTCCTAAATTTGTCATCCCACCTGGGTCAGAAGCCAGATTTATGAAGCCTCCTTCTGACTTCAAAACCAAGTCTAAACATTCTTTAAAATCATTCATCATCTTCTGATTCACCTAGTTTGATTCCTGCTACAAGCCCTACAAATGCGCCTACAATCATTTGAAATGCTGGTGTTACGGCTTTGAATATTTCTGTATTGTCTATAAGTGGATTAAATAACCCTTTAAGCAATACGCTGACCATTGAAAGCAAAATAACAGCTAATGTTATTGTGGCTATTAAAGTTACCCAAAGTGCTACAGACTTTTTATTCATTTATTCTTGTTCCACAAATCAAATAATACTTTGACTTTTTCTTCCAATACAGCAACTCGATTGTCTGTTTTAGCCAATACAATAACCAATGACACAAAAGCTAATAGCAAAGGCCATATTTTGGCTAATATGTCTATTGTGTCCATTACTTGATACCAATTTGTTCATTAATCCATTCTTGCAAGCTAACTAATTGCTGGGTTGTTTGAGCGCATTGTCCAATAAGACTTGTGTAGGCGGCACTAACATCAGCGATGCTGGGGGTAGAGGAAAAGCTGGGCAAGGCGCTGGTACTAGGTTTGTGCATCCCATTAGCATAATAGGTACGCAGCAAAGCAAGTTTCGCATCATATTCATTTTGTATTCCTTTAGTTACGAGTTCCTGCTGTGACCGAATGGATTTAACTTTTTCTTCTTGTGCTTTGGCGGCAATTTCAACCTGTTTTTTATATTCAACATACTTAGAATGACCCACATACCAGCCACTACCAAAAGTACCAAGTACAAGTACAGCAAGAATTGCAATTTTGACATATAGAATAGGAAGTGGAAACATTATTGTGGCTCTGCGTCTTTTTTCATCATTACACTAGCACCGCCAGCACCAGAAACAATGCCCAATGCTTCTGCAAGCTCTCTTAAACTAACTTGAGCAGTAGTTACTTCATAAATGGCAAGACCAATAACAGAAACAATCCCTAAAAGCCAAGTAACTCTACCTATATCATAGGTTTGATTATCTTTTCCTGTAAGCAAATGTTTAAAAAATTCTTTCATTTGCCAGAAATGTAATGGGTAATATAGCCAACTAAAGTGCTAATGGCTGAAACTATAATCATGCCAGCCCAAAATCCACCACGACCCTTATTAGCTAAAGCAAGCAATTCTTCCATGCCTTCTTCTAGCTTATCTACTTTGTTGGTTAAGGTATCAACTTTTTCCCAAAGCTGTCCATACCTTACAGGGTCAATTTCAAACGACATAACTTACTCACTTTTTAGGGGTTTTGCGAGTAGTCGCTTTTGGTATTTTAACTGATTTTTTGGCTACTTTTTTGGCAGCAGTTGGAGTTTTTTGCGGCGCAGGAAAAGGAAAAGTAATCCTAACAGAAGGTTTAGGCATATAGCCAATTTTGTCAAACATCCAAGTAATTAAAAACATTATACGCTCCATTGTTCAGTAGGTTTTGTAGGCCATACAGGGTTTGCAACAGGATAAACCGCTAATTGACGCAACTGGCTACGATAAGCTGTAAAGGCTGCTTGGTTCATTAAATAAGGATTTGACTTAGAAGGGTCAGCTACATCAGCAATAGTTGTCCAATCTGTTTCATATAACAATTTGGTTGCTTGTGCTTTACATTCTTTTAATGGCTCTTGAGCTTCCAATACTATAATTTCAGCATCACATTCAGCTTGTGTAGGCACAGGAATTTCTGGCGAATACCATGCCAAAGTATTGTAATCAAGCACATTAGTCATTGAAAACTGTGCTGTTGGCGCTAATGCAACTAGCGCTTGTGGATAACCTATTGTTGTCATGCTGTAATCTCCAAAGCAATAATTGAGCCTGAATTGCCACCGCTATTAAATGCTGCATTACCTCCGCTATCATTTCTAAAATAAACAGCGTAAGTAGTTGCAGAAGTGGTTGCTGGGCTATCTAAATGAGTAATGGCAATAGCTGAATATTGAGGTTGTCCAGCAGTAATAGTCCAATCAGCGCCTGAAACAAGGTTTGTACCATTGCGGAAAAGAGCAGTATAAGAATTGCAATTTGCATAAGCATTGGTTTGCCACATCATTGCATGAGTCAAAATAAGAATTTTACTAGTTGCAGAAGTAGGGGTAATTGACACCGACATACCAGTTGTTACATAACTTGTAGATGTTGTATATGCAGCGCCTGATGTACCAACAACAGCTTGAATAACTTTACCTGCACCACCAGCAATAGCTACTAATTGCCCATAATTTACTGCATCGCCAGAATCTGAACCATTTGCCACATTAACAATTTTGTTATTACCCATTTGAAGGTTGCCAGTAGCTGTAGTTTGACCATCGGTTGCTAATGAACCTGTCAAAGCATTGGCAATATCACCAAGCGTTGTATTAGCCCATGTAGAGCTAATAGTGGTGTTAGTTACTACTGGATTACCAGCAGGTAAGGAATATGTACCGCTACCGTTTCTACTCATTTTGTTTTCCTTAATGCTTCAGCCATAGGGTTATAGTTAATTGACTCTTGTATTTGTTTATTTAAGGCTGCTTCTTTGCCTTTTTTTGCAGCATATCCAGCAATATGACTTACGCCAGGTATTCTAATAGCGCCAATTTTATCTAATGCGCCAATAATTGCACTTGCAGAATTAGAATAGTTTGCAGCACCTTTCAATGGAGCATTTACATTAATAGTGGTTTCTAATAAATCACGAATTTCTTGTGCGCCAGATTTACCAAAAATGTAGTCTAATTTGCCGTCTTGGTCTAATTGCGTTACTACAGACTTGAATTTAGCTGGAGAAACTACAGGGTTACCAAATGAGTCTACATCAACAGACTGTGAAACTTTGTCTTTAATATATTGAATTGTTTGTCCTTGCAATTCTTTAAATGCTTGCTGACCTTCAGGCCCAGCTTTCTTTAAAGTCATACCAATAGCACGAACATCATCTAAAGAACCATTTAAAATGCTATGGTCAAATACATCTTCAAATGCTACTGAACGGTCTGTAGTACCTGGCTTTGTACGCAATAATTTATCTACATAACCAACATTTTCAAATTCACGACCATACTTAGTACGCAATTTACGAGCTTCTTGATATAACTCACCACCTTGACCTTCAGTCATTTGGTTAATGATGTTTTTCATAGCTTTAGCGTGTGTTTCGCCAACTGTGCCAGGCTCGTAGTTTTTATTAATAAACTGATAAATATCTTCTAACGAATTAATAGAAATTTGCCCTGTTTTGTTAGATGGGTCATTTCTTTTTATTTCTTCATCTACAGCGCTAATAATTGGGGCTAATTTTCGTTTTACTGTAGGTGTTTGCTCATCAATATAAGTTTTTAATGGGGCATAACCTACTGGTTGTTGAGTTTCGCCAGCATCTCTAGCGGCAGTATAAGCAGCATTAATTTCTTGTTTAGCTTTATTAGCAGCGCCTACTAAAGCCTTGTCTACTACTCGACCAGTTTCACGCAAACCATAAGTTTGTTTGCCAGTAGCGTCTACAAATGCGTCAAAGTTTTGCAAAATAGCATCATTACGCTTGGCTTGCGCTTCTACCAAAGGTTTACCCAATTCTGGAAAATTCTTAGGTGTTTCAATTTCAAACTTTTGCTGACCTAAATCACGCAATGCTTGACCTTTGCTTAAATCTACAGGCACACGCAACTGTTGTGCCATTTGAGTCCTTGCAACAGCTTCAGGCACTTCAGCAGCACCAACGCCAGCCATTGTTGGCGCTTCTTTGCGTAAAGCATTTGCCAATGTAGGTTTTACAGTTTGTATAGCTTCTTGAACTGCTGGTTTAGCAACATTACCAGCTTTTATAGCAGAGGGAATAGCTCCAATATTGCCAACATAAGGAGGCAATTTAGATGCTTCTAATGCACCTCCAATAGACTCTAAAGCATTTATAGAGGCAGGAGAAGTTGGTTGAAATTGTGTAGCTTGTCTTGCTTGTCTGTAATATTCATCTATTGCTTGTGGGTTAGGCATTTGTCCTTGCATAACACCTTCTAAAGCACTTCTTCCTGCGCCATAAAGCATTGAAGCTGGTTGAGAAACTATGCCACTACCTATAGTTGCTGGCACTTCATATAAAGCCTTTAATTTGTCTGTTATTGAAGTTTGAGGTTCTTCAATAGGGATTTGCTTTGGCATTTGACTAGCGACTAATGGCACATCAGGTTGTATTGTTGTTGATGTGGGCGCAACTGAACCAGCTAATTTAGCTTGTAATTGTGCTTTAGTTACCCCTTCAGGTACATCTTTAACAAGAGTGCCATTTGGCATTAAAACATCCATGTCTTGTCCTTATGGCAAATCGTTAAAATTAACTACTTTTTTAGCGCCATTAATTTCAAGTTTTGGCTCTGGTGTTTGTCTGATAATATTAGAACCTGGGCCAGCTTGTACTTCCAAAGATTTAATAGCAGTTTCTCTAGCGTGTTGTTTTTGGCGAATTACGCTGTCACTATCACCTGGTTGTGGGAAGTATTTTTGTGACTCATTATAGAATTCTGATGGACTAATAGAAGCGCCAGATTCTTTACGCAAAATAGCAGTTACAAAATTTCTGCGAGCTTGGTCTGTAGCTTGTTGAGATTCATTAGGCCCACCCAATGCGCTTGGCAATACATTCATTGCCGCATGAGTACCTTGCTCAAGTTTTTCACCAATAAATGGAGTCATTCCTAATGTTCCAGCAACAGTAGACCTAACTACTCCGGTGTCTTTTACACCGCTAGTTTCTAATTGTTTTAACAAACCATTAGCTTCTTTTGCTCTTACACCAAAACCAGTAGCATTGCCTTGTGATTCGGTTAGTTTTCCACCATTTAATTCATTTTGTAATTTTTGTTGCTCTAAACCAATTTTTTGTTTTTCTAAACCTAATTGCGCTTGTTGATAAGGAGTCATTTGATTTGCAAAATCATTATATGAACCTTTGAATCCTTGTTCTTTAGCAAAATTGTATTCAGCAACTTTTTCAGGAGTTTTAGGAATTACATTTCCAATTAATGCAGGTATAAATTCTTTGCCGCCACCAAATTTAGAACCACTAGCCAAACCTAAAGCGCCTTTGGTATCGCCAGCATTAAGTTTTTCCATAATTGCAGCTTGTTCACCTTGTTGGCCTTCACGAATAGCTTTAGCCAATGCAAGTTGTTGATTTTCAACATTTTCCAAACCTTTTTGACCGGCATAAGCACTAAATAAAGGTTGTAAATATTGCGTTAAAGCTGGAGCAACATAACGACCAGAAACCATTTGACCTTGTGGTTGTTGCATACCTTGTTGCAACAATGCTTTTGCCAATTCTTGTTGTCGACTAATTCCTTGTAACTCTGGTTGCAATTCCAAAGGTACTTGACTATTTAATATATCAGCCATTTTTTGTCCTATGAATTTGAATTGCCAAATAAACCACTAAATGTACCTTTTGGTGACATTAAAGCACCAGCGCCAAGACCAAATAAACCGCCAATCATATTTGAGTTATAAGCATTTTGAGCATTAGCGTTTGCAATATTTCCTTGGTTTGTAAGTCCTGCGGCACTTGTGTAATCAGCACCAGGTATTGCTGCTTGGTTGTATGGGTTTACAAAATTTTGTTGTGTTAAGCCTTGAATGTTTCTAGCAACAGCTAATGGGTTGTTGTAGTTTTGCAAGTTTTGGTTATATTGTTGTTGATTTGCCTGTAAACCAGTTTGCATACCACCAACAATAGCACTTGTGCGAGCATCATTTTGGCTTTGATTTAACAATGTTTTAGCACGATTGTAGGCTTCTGTGCCAGGCACAATACCTTGATTGGCTAATTGCACATCAGAAGATTCAGATTGATGCGCTAATTGTGGTGCAAGACGCTGCAAAATAGCATCAGAATATGTTTGCCCTGGGTCAATACCATAAGAAGGTAAATTGCCACCAGTAAAATTAGTGGCATATTGGTTGTTTACATTTCCAAGATTGGTATTTACTAGGCTTTGTAATTGTGGGCTTAATGACTGTGTAGCAGACCATACTGGGTTGCCATATTGGTCAGTAGATGAATTATAGTTCAATGAACCATAAGGAGTAGATTGATTTACACGGTTAGCTTGCGTTGCTAATTGAGCATTTTGCAAGTTGCCTTGTGCGGTTTGTGTTGCCGCTTGAGAATAGTTAGGCGTAGCCACTTGTTGTGGACTGCCAAACAAAGCGTTAGTTACGCCACCTAATAAACCGCCACCGCCACCCATATCATTCTCCTTTTAGAGTCGTTTTTATACCGAGCCATCGGCAATCTTCACGCCTCATTGCTAATATCACTAAATCCCCATCAATATGGGCATCTTCGATATACGCTTTATCTTTGAAACCAAGGTGTCGGTCTAATTTCAATGCTTCCTCATTCGTAGAAGCAACTGACGCTAGTATAACCTTTACTTTCAATATGTTAAAGGGGTAATCGAAACACGCCCACAACAAATCCTTACTAATCCAATTTGGTACTATGGCGGCTGTGTGCATTTGGCAAGACTTATCTAAAATATTGTCAAAAGCCACAACTGCTTTTACTTCATCATCAATTTTCTGCCCAATAAAGGTGGCATAAGGGCTAAACTGCATACCCAAAACCCCTGAAATCCAACCTCTAAGATGCTCTTGGTTATCAGTAACCACACGCCTCAAAGGACTCCGCCTTTCTCCATTACATAGTCTGTAGCTACCCAATGGACATCAATTCCTTGAGAAGCTATAGACATATTTACACCTGCGGCAAAACCTAAACCAGTTACACCTTGCCAAATACGATTAATACTGAGGTTTCCGCCCCATGTAGAATTATCCCAAGTAGCATTATCCCATGTTCCTAAATTAGAAACGGAAGGGTTAAAAGCGACTGCCCCAAGTTGATTTTGGTAATCAAAATCCACATTAATACCACATAAAACGCTAGGATAGCCATTATCTGTTTGAATGGTAGGTCTTACCAAGGTAAAGCGTTTTAATTGTCCTGGGCTGTCAAAATAGCTGTATGCTTGTTGAACTGAAGCATTAATATTATTGCCATCATCTGAATAACCATTCCAATATTGGCCTACAAAACCATCGCCACCAAAATAAAGCAATTCATTATGTATTTCAAAACAAGTAGCATTTATGCCTGTAAACTGCGCCCAAGCCTTAGAAATGGTGTGCATTACATATTGTTGCGTTCCTGTAGCAGTAGGAACATTTAATAAAAGCATATTATTGCTTGCAAAATACATAATTTGCCAACCAAAATTACCAGAATATAGGCTTGCAGCTTGGCTAATAGCATAGAAAATCTTGTCAGTAAGGTTAATTCTAGGGTCTAGGCGGCTTGATTGCAAGGCAGAAGCCAATGGCACAAGACCATCCTGGGTTAGTAACAATAAGTCACCAGCCCATTTATAAAAGCATCTACGGTTAAATGTTTGACCTAACTGCCAAACACCTTTTAAAGCCCATTGTGTAGGGTCTGAAGGGTCTGTTCCGTTATAAACAATAACTTCACCGTTATTGGTTACAAATACTGCATAGTCATCAGCGCCTTGACCGGCATCAATAGTCCAAGTACCCATAGCTTGAATATAACCGCCCATACGAGCAATGCCGCCAAAATCAAGAGCTAATGCTGCACCGCCAATAGAATCAGTAGGCAAATACCATACTTTCATACTATTCTTTTGGGTATAGTAAAGGCGATGTTTAAATAAATTTACGCTTATTAAATCATTACTGCTTACGCCTGTAATGTATAAAGCTATGCTATATGTTCCAACAGCAGTAGCATTAGTAGATGGCGTAGAAGCCATTGTGTAAGTAAAAGTAGTAGTTCCAGTAACAGTAATTACAAAAGTACCGTTATAAGCTGTAGGTGTAGCGCCAGTTATGGTTACTTGGTTGCCTGTAATTAAACCATGTGCTGATGCTGTGGTTAATGTAGCAAGTGTTCCTACATGGGTAATAGAAGTAATGCCAAATACGGTGCTTGTATTAGCTACTTTTACCCAATCTGTACCATTATAAATAAGCGCAGAGTCAATGCCATTTACCGCAGACAAATAATGCCCACCAGTATTAGCAATATTGACATATTGGAATTTATCGCTAGATAAGCCTGTAAGAGCTTGTGTAGCAATAGAAGTGCTAGTGTTATAAATCTTTGTGCCAGCCGCAGCAAATAATGTTTCTGCGGTTGAACCGCTATAGTTCATTAAAGTATTAACTTGACCTGTAATACCTGTGGAATATTGGGTGTAACCTAAACGCAACTGCACATCAGTAGGTGTAGGATATAAATTTACAAGATTTACAGCGTCAGTAGGGGACATTTGGGCAATAGAATCCCTAGCGTTCCACCCACCAATAGGCGCTGTAATACTAGTAGTAGTAGCGTTAAACTTCTGCGGAACAGTCATAATTAGCTTCCATAGCCAGTATCAGGAATATTGGCGTAACCAATAAGAACCTTAGATGGGTAAGGAGCAAACGACAGATTAGGCGCACCTTTGTCATTAGCTTTAGCCACAGACAAATAACGCTGATAGTCTTGAGATAAAGCAGTTGTGTCAAACGATTTAACTTGGAAATACTTAAGTTTTGTAGACAAAACCATAATACGGTCATCTAAAACCGTAGTATCAGAGTCGGCAGTAAAGCTATTCTTTACAGCGCCACTAGCGCTTCTTGCCCAACCTTTTGAGCGATATTCCCAACCCAAATATTCTTGAGTATTCATAATAGGCCAAATTTGGAATTGGTTGTCCAATATTCTCCAGCGTACTCTTGGGCCTGTTGAGATATAACCAGACTTTAACCATTGCCATTGCTGTGCATCTTCAGGGCCTAACATTTCCCAATGCTTAGACTTATCCCAATGGGTGCGGTCTGTAATGGTTTCAAAATCGTCAGGAAGGTCATAAGCAGTCTGAGCGCATACGACTGACTGAGTTCCTGAACCAGTTGCATATTGGCTCATAACTACTTGTTTTGTAGTGTTATTTGCGCTCACAACATAAGTATCTTGAGGAATGTTATAGCCAGATAATTGCCATTGGCTTGTAACATTACTTAAATCTGTGCCAGCCGCAAAAGTTAATGTAGTAGAACCATTAACAGTTGTGGCATTGGCGGTTAAAGATTGAGTATAAAAACGATATTGGACTTGTAATGCTTGCCAATCATGCTCTTTTATAAGGTCATAACCACTTCCATTCATCAATGCCAAGATTTGTTGTGTATCTTGGGAAGGATTACCTGCGACATAGGTAGGAACAGCGAGGTTTAACTCGGCTGATACCTGTTGCACAAGTTGGAGCATGGTTGATGACATATTAAGCCTCGGCTACTTTGGATTTGCGTGTTTTTGGGGTCTTTTCCGCAACAGCCGCAAGTAACGCTTCCATTTGCTCTTGCATTTTGGACAGCTTCGCATCTGTTTCAGCCTTGATTTTATCATTTTCTTGGCGTAATGCTTGCAATTCTGCCTCTCTTTGTGCTACTTCAGCAGAATCATTAGCCAAATTCAAGAAAGCCTTGGCTTTTAAACGGAAATTATGCGGTGACATCCCTGCAACCATGCCAATACGCTGTAATTGCTGGTCAGAACAGTCTGCAATAGACTCTACTGTGTGGAATTTAAGCCCACGCAATTCATCAGCTTGGCTACGAGTAACTTGAGGCCATTGCTCTAAAGGTGTGCCAATAATATCTTCATGGTTTGCTACTTGGTTTTGGTAATGCGCCCATTGGCGTGGAAAACGAGCTTTATGGGACTCTTGGGCGTATGTATCAATTTCTGTCAAATTATCGCCAGGAATCATAATACGGACAAAATCAAATTCTTTAAAAATTGGTCTACCAGCTTCGGCTGAAGCTATGTCTTGTTTGACGCTTTTTTTATAGAATTGGACTGCTAGTCGTGAGTCTGCGTTGCTAATATCTGATTCTATTGCCATTTTTAATGCTCCTAAGTGGTTAGGGTTATAAAAAAATAAAAGGGACTCCCCTTGTGAGAGAGTCCCAGTTTTACTACATTTTCAATTTAAGAGGGATAACCTATTAAACAGAAGCTGCTGAGAACCAACCGTAATCACCTGAAGCCATTGCTACGGCTGGAGATGTGTAAGAACCAGCAGAGCCAGTAGCTACAAAAGTTGATGCGTTAATAGAACAAGTTGTTGTTGAAGCTGTGATAGCTGCACCAGCAACTGCCCAAACTGCTCGTTTACCAGCAGAAGTAAATACTTCAGCACCGAGTGGGCCAAATGTTACTAAACCAGACTGCAAAGCCTGTTCTGCAACAGTTTGTGTATCGTTTAAATCAATTCCTGCTAGAGGGGTAATGGTATATGCCATGATGTTTTCCTTTATTAATTAAATAGACAAAATTAAATAGGGGTTTCCCCCTATCTATTAGGTTGTCAGCAAGCCTTGTAGGAAGCTATTGGAGGTTGTCAAGTTACCAGCCCAACCGTATAACTTCACGATTGCGTCTTGGTTAATAGACTGACGCTCGCCACCAATAGGTACAAAGTTACGCTCTTTGTGTGGGCGTAAGAAGATGTAGTTAGTGTTCAACATATACATATATGTAGCTGTTTCTTGTGAACCATAACCACCACCAAGTACCACATCAGCAGATGTACCACCACCGTAGAACTTCAATGAAGCAAAACCAGCAGCGCCAGATTCTTCAGCAGCAATACGCTGAATAGACTGCAATGCGCCTACATAGTATTGATACATAGTGTTACCAGCAACAATCAAGTCAGCTTTGTCTGTGCCACGAATCTGCTTGATAGCAGCAGTAGTCATAGAAGCCAAGATGTTTGAAGATGTAGCACCAGTAGTGATTTGGTTCTGCCAGAAAGTCCAAGTAGCACGGTTAATACCACCGTAAGTACCAGAAGTAGGAGAAACTGCAACAGCAGCTCCCAAACCATCCAAGTTCTTACCACCGTTACCAGTACCATCACCATACAAGTCGCTAGAAATGCGGTTCAACAAGCGAGCTTCGGAAACTTGCATACGACCATCTAACAAGTCGATGATTGCTTCTTTGCTTGAGTTTTGCAACATCTCTAAACCAGACATTGTTACTGCGTCTGCGTATTGAGCAATTTTGAACTGAGCAGCAGAAATAGGGCTATCTGGAGCAATGTTCAATACTTCATATCCGCTATAAGAGTTAGCGTTGTTTGTTGTGCTGTCGTCATACATGATTTCTTCCAAAATCACATTACCGCCTGAGAATGGGCGTACATTACCCTTTTGGCTCAAGCGCTGAAGAATAGCGTTGTTTTGTGTTAAGTTGTCTGCCAATTCACCGCTACGACTTTGAATAGTGGTAGCGATAATATCGGTAATCGCTGAGTTAGC